CTGTGACTCTGTTTGAGCCGAACGATAGAGAGGTATGGATAATAAAAAAATTGAATTATTGGAAAGGCATTACAAGGAAATGCTGCCGGCCAAAGCCGCGCAACGAGTATTAGCGCTGATTGCCTATGTTCGCTGGCTGGAAGAATAGATTTTGCCTTGGCTGCGGCAGAGTATTTTGAATCAAAACGTGAGCTGGAAATATTAATAGTATCTTAAAAAATAATTGAAAAGAAGAAGGAAGATTTATGGCTATAAAATCAAATCTAGCAGTATGGGCTCCGGCAGTTGAAAATCCACCGTATATTTCCTTTAATTACGTGGAGTCAATAGAGGGCGCGGTAGAAATTGCAGTAAGAGGGCATGAAAAGAAAGACGGAACACTTGGTGATGTAGTTATATTTTCTCTTACGCCAGCAGAATTTCGAGAGTTGATATCCGATGTAGCAAAGAACTTGCAGGCAATAAGGAAAAGGAAGAATTATGGCTTCTGAAAAAAAAGAAAAAGATTATGCACGCCTGCTCTTGGAAAAAGTCAATCCCTCGTCGCTTTTTCCTTTCCTTGGTTGTGGTTTGGCAGTCGAAATCGCATCCATAGAAAGCGCACCTCATCCAGGCATAAAACACGATAAAGAAAAAGCCAGGATGGATTTATTGCCGTTTGAATCGCTGGACGCGATCTCGGACGTGCTCACGCACGGCGCTAAGAAATACGCGCCGGATAACTGGAAGATCGTCCCGGAAGCAAAATCCCGCTACGAAGCGGCCCTGCTTCGCCACTTTTCGGCATATAAACGCGGCGAAACGCTGGATCCGGAATCCGGCTTAAGCCACCTGGCACACATGGGCTGTAATGCTTTGTTCTTAATTTACCTGGAAAAGAAGGATATTGTAAACAAATGACACCATTGTTAACAGTAAAAGATGTAGCAAAGCTCTTGCAAATCTCACCACGCACGGTATATGATAACGCCAGGTCACTGGGCGGATTCTATCCGGCCGGTTTAAGGGTATTACGATTTTCGGCAGAGGTGATTGGTGGGCATATATCGGGACCCGATCCGCAAGGAATGGGTTTACAAGTTCGAATATCGGAAGAAAGCATACGGCGCCCGCGGCTTCGTAACGCGCCGGGAAGCGATAACTGCGCGCGAAATGCGCCGGAAAGAAGTCAAATCCGTGCAGCAGCCGATCAAGGCAGGCATGGGCTTTAGAGAAGCCGCAAACGCCTATCTGGATTATTCTAAGCGAAAACACGCCAAACGCACATACGATTATAAATTCCTCACCTACAAATCCTTCCTGCAGACTCACAATGATAGTCTCCTGACCGATATTGAACCGACTCATATTACCGCATATCTCAATACTTTTAAAACAAACGCTGTATATAACGCCAGGCGCAAGGATTTATCAGCCTTGTTCGAATGGGTAATATGGAATTATAAGCTATCTATGTCTAATCCCTGCCAACAACTAGAAAAAATGCCACACGAGCCGCCACAAGAAATCACCCAATCTTTCCTGTGCCTATTCCGACAGAAGGATACTTATCAATAAATAAACCACACTTAGTTTCCCCATCATTAATAAACGCTTTGTCCCACATAGGGCTTGTTTCAGCCGGCCGGGGAATAAAATACATTACCGTTCCATCATTAAAATTATAATGACCATAATTTTCGTGACCGGGCTTATCATAGCCCGGCAAGGGCTTCATCCCAGCTGGAAGCTTGTCCATAGGGCACACACCTATATCCAAAGATTTCAAAGGCCCAAGGGCAGCGTCTGTAGGCATTGTCCCACGAATTTTCATCATTACCCATCTAAAAACTCTATCTTGGTAAACATTTATCATTCTCATACTTTAATCCCTCTTTATTTTGAACGGAGTAATCCTATCACCAAACCCAGGTTGTCCAGGAAACCCTATTGTGGGGTTGAGAACCCTTTCAATTATTACTCTGGCCATCTGCGCAACTGGCCGGCTTTCGAGAGCCGCACGCTTAACAAGTTCAGTGTGGGTTTCCTCTGTTAAAACAATTGTGATTGGCCTCTTTTTATTGCCCATGCTTTGTCTCCCCGTACAGATAGGTACAGAAATCATAAAAAGCCGCAGTCCCATACTTCACCTGCATCTCTTTACAATAATCACGGAAAAGAACCTTGAGAGTTTCCCAGTGTTCTTTTTCCCAGGCCTTGTATTTAGGCGTTTCGCTTTGGATTCTTTTTTTGTAATATTGCATTTTGTCCATGTTCCGCCTCCTTGCTTTTGGTGATTCAGTCTTTGGTAATTACAATAAACGCATTATAATATAATGTCAAGCATTATATTATAATTTCGTTGATATATTTTACTATATGTAATTATTTTAAAAGCTTAGGTGCTAAAATAAATTAAAATATCTACCACACGAGCTGCCACAAGAAACTAGCATTATCTATTCGATAAATTAACCAGAGTCAAGACATAAAAGAAAAGGTATCTCAAACAGCGCACCCTGGTCTATACAGTGAGACAAATAAAATCATATCCATATCTATCTACCCGCCAGTTTTGATCGGTTTTATCTTTTATGAACATTTCGAACAGCTACGTCCGGATGCGGGTAGATAGATATGGATCACCTTTTTTCTTTTTCCCTCTTCCCCTTCCCCATTTTTTAGCTCATGAAAACATGCAGCCGACAGCAAAAAATCCCGCAATTTTTCCCTTTTCCGTCTTCCCCGTTCCCGCTAATTCTCATATCAGATACTTATAAAACTGCGGGTTTTTGAAAAAGCTGCATGTTTTCGGCTATGGCTGCATGTTTTCGGTTGGTTGATAGGATTCCAGAAGTTTATAATATATTTAAGTAAACGGCGAAATGCCGCAACAAAACACGTTTTTATTTTCCTATCTTACTTTTATATTACACTTTGCACGTATGCGCATGCGTCTATAATATAATATAATAAGATAAGGTATAGAGGGATAGTCAATAAATATAAAGATAGGGATCGCCACTTTTATGCAGCCGGCTTATCTGACTAATATAGTGATACCTGGGTGGCGGTTTTTGCATTTCTATTCATTATCCTCCGTCCCGGGCCGCCGGATCCTGCTATATTCACCTATCCCATGCACGGCCTAAGTGGTTTTTACTTTAATGTGTGGGGGGAAGGGGCGAAAAATGGAATGTAGAATAATATCTGCTGGTTGTGATTTTTGAATAAAGAGATAAAGGCAGGCTGTTTTTTGCCTGCCTTTATGGGTGATTAGATTTCGTTTGCGTATATCTTCTTGATTTCTTCCGGCTGGACGCATAGATAAGTCAATGCTTGTCGCTGTGTAGCGTGCCCGAAGACTTCCATAAGCTCCGGCAGGCTATGCCCGAAATGCGTGCGCTGGATATAGCCAAAGGTTTTACGCAGGGTATGACTTCCGTAATTTCCTTTAAGGTTTATTGCCTTACACCATTTTTTCACTAATTGATTAACAGCAGCCACGGTAAGCAAACCTCTTTGCCCGATGAAGAGATAGTCGTTATCCTGATACGGCCGTGTTGCGAGCAGTTCCTTTATCGCGTCTATACAGGTTTTATTGAGGCTGATCCGGCGCTGGTTGCCAGTCTTTTTCTCTGCCAGGGTTAGTTCATCCATTGGCTTCAATCCTCTTACCTGGCTAACCTTGATCGAAAGCAAATCGGAAGCTCGCAGGTTAGTATTAATGCCGATCGTAAATAATGCAGAGTAAAGAGGATTGTCAGATAACAGCTTTTTGATAGTCTCAATGTCTTTTAAACTTTTGATTGGCTCGACTCGGATTTGTGATCCCGGCGCTGGACGATTATAATTCTGGCCTTTGTTCATTGTTTTTCCCTCCCTTTTTTATTTATTATCTTTTAGTTAATTTATAATCATTATATAATGAGTTGTCAAGCCCTATCTTTTGAAAATATAGCCTAAAGATAGATATGTTATTGATTGTATTAAGCAACAACCTTTTATAAACTTGTTATCTTTTATCTATTAGATAAGGAGTTGAGAGAAAAACAACCTTCGAGAATTGCCGTGGTGACACGTTCAGAAACTAGGCCGTATGATTCATCGTCCTGATTCGCAGGGAAATTTATCATCATTCCCGATAAAGAATCCCGGAAGGCTTCCGCCGATCGGCGGGTGCCTGGGTGCGTCCGTTACTTTTATTGGGTGGAGCTGGCGACACGGACCCTGACCTTTACCTTAAAACCCAGACGCCGAAAACCGGAAACCCGGAGACCAGGGACTCCTCCCCCCTCTGATGGTAGTTGGTTTGTAAATTTTTCAACTATTTCAAAGCGCAAACGGTCATTAATTTTTCCAAACGGGGAAGGGGGAGAGGCTTTAGGATGTGAATAATACAAAGAAAAGCGGTGAATAAATAATAATTTAATTCAGAAAAACCACGATAAATAAATGTTGTCAAGCATTATTTAAGCTATTTTTTTCACCAGAACACACAGGTGAATAGTTATACATAGTTTCGGTATACTATTTTACGCCTCCCCATAAAATACTAAAAACCCGTGCTATATTGCAGCCGTTCATATTCTCATCCTTTGCTGCCGGCGCTACTCACCCACGGCCCTGACCAAGCCAAGAGTGGCCCGGCACGCAAGGAAAAAGGAAAGCAATGCCTGGAACAAACAAGATAGTTAAATGGAATTTGCAAAAGACTGTCGAGGAATTAATAAGTTCCGGCACGGCTAAAACATCTGTGGCTATTGCTGCCGCTTTAACCGAAAAAGGCTTTAAGATTTCACAACCTACCGTATCGCGCTATCTCAAAGAAGAAAAAGAATCCCGCAAAGAAGAAACCAAAAAGATTGTTGGTGATCATGTTCGCGCAACCGTTCCGGCCGATCTCACCGCTTTAGAAACGATGGAAAGCAAATGCCTGGAATGGGCAGGAGAAGAAAATCCGGCAATGGCCAACCGCCTGGCCAGCAAACATATTGAAGAGTTTGCCGATGAATGGGCTAATTTAATTATTAAACTGCAAGGGGTGGATAGAAAAAAAGCAGTTAAAGAGATTATCGCCCAGTGTCTTACCTGGACGGCAGACGATATAAAAATTCAAGCCGCACGGATAACTGCAATGCGGCAGGCCACAAGCATCATTGAAATGAAACTGCGTTACGCCATTGGCGAAGATAACGACGGTAAGATATTTTTTCTGGATAGCGAGCATGGTGATCAACTGGTTAAAGACGATCAATCCGGCCGCTTCATGGTTATTCCGGGAGGGCAAAGCTGATGGCGTCAGACCTAATCTTTGAACTCTCCCCGACACAGAAAGCGTTTGTGCAATCCACCGCCCATATTAATCACTTAACCGGGCCGATGGGAGAAGGGAAAACCCATTGCGCCGTTGCCCGCATTATCGCCCATGCTTACCGCTGCAAACTTAAACCATTACGCGCGGCCATTATCCGCGACACGCACGAAAATATTAAAACATCCACCGCAGTTTCTATTCGAGAAGTTCTTGGAGACCGCGCTGTTTTTAAAAACGATGGCAAAAAACTTTTCATTAAAACTGAATATCCGATTGAATGTGATCTCTTTGGTATTGATGATCAGGCCTCAATCAGTAAATTACAGGGCCCGCAGTATGGCACAATCTGGCTGGAAGAACCCGCCCCGATACATGAAAAGGCTAATGCCGGATTGCCGCGCGAAGTATTCGAAGCGGCAATATCGCGTGCCGGCCGCCAGCCCGGTAGCATACTCAATCTTCAAATAACACAAAATCCAGCCGACGAAACACATTGGACATCAGAACTTATTGACGAACCGGAAGAATATATGGTTGCCGAAGATGGCACAGTGATCACCAAGCGAACTTTCCATATCGCAAAAGGGGAAAACAAATTTTTAACGTCGCTGCAGCGCGCCGCGAACATGGCCGCTTTCAAAAACGATCCCGGAAAATGGGCGCGATATGTCGAAGGGAAAGTCGCTTCGGTTAGCCAAGGAATTACAGTCACGCCAAACTACGGTGAATCATTCCACTTTAGCCAGAAGATACTGCCTGTTCATCCAAAACTGCCAGCTTTTCGTTTTTGGGATGGCTACCAGCATCCGTGCTGCATTATTGCCCAGTATAACCCGGCCGGCCAGTTGGTTGTGCATGAATGTTTGGATATGCCCGGCGCCGGCGTAAAGGAATTAATCCAAGACAAGCTGAACCCTTTGCTGTTTACCCCGAAATTTCGCGACAAGATAGCCCTGTGGCGAGAGATTGGTGATCCATCTATGAAGACATCAGACCAAAGCACAGTGACCATGACTGCGGCAAAGACGATTGAAACATTATTAAAGACCCGATTTGAATCCGGCCCGACCCGCTGGAACAACCGAATTGAACCACTTAACCAGGCATTAACCAAAACTATCAATGCCGGTATGCCGTTGATTATAATATCCGCTTCTGCCGCCCTTTTACATAAAGCATTGAAAGGCGGATGGCATTACAAGAAAGACAATAACGGAAAGCGCATGGGCGATACGCCGGTGAAGAACGAATATTCTCATCCTGGTGACGCCTTTGCTTACGGCATATCTATTCTGATGCCTTACAGCGTCAGGGATAATTACAAAAAGAACAAAGATTCTGCTGACCGATTAGCCCGGATGAAACGAGCCACATCGTATGGCCCCGGAGCCGCTACCAGTTACACCCAACCAGGCGCGATGATGAACGTCGGCAGATAGAGAAAGAGAGAAATTATGACCGAAAAAGTTAAAGTAAAAAAGGGAAAAGAATCGCGGCGTAAGGAACAATTCTGGCCGATGAAATCCGGCGGCCCGTATTCCAAAAACGAAGGCGACGCCGTGGAAATATTTAAATGCACAGATTGCGGAGCCGAAACAGAACCGGAAAGGGGGCACAGCGGATCACCTAATAAACATCTATGCAGCAGAAATTGCTCATGTAACAGCAGCGATTGGAAACCCGGCGCAGGATTATCGCGTGCCGCCAAACAAAACTTTGACCGTATATTTCCCGAAGCTCCCGGAGCAGGATTATAATTATGGAAAGAATTTACGATATTACCCAAGACCCGGCGCAAGAACTACTGGCCAGAAAACGAGAAATCGAACGCGCCACAGCGGCCATTGTTTCCGGGCAGGGCATTGACGATCAGGAAATGAAAGAACGTCAGGCAGCCTCCGACGCTTACGCCGGTGAAAACGAACAGCATTTTGCCGCCTATTTGCAGGATTGTATTGACCAGTCAGTACGCGCTAATGCAGAAATCCGCAAGACGCAGGCGCATTGTTACCGTGTTTATCTGGAAGATGAGCCGGTTAACTATGCCAAGAAGGACGCATGGCAATCACGCATTGTTGTGCCTAAACCATTCGGCACAGTGCAATCAGGTGCCTCGGCAATTAAGCGCGCCTTTACGCCGAAGTTCTTATCGGTGAACAATGTTAAAGACAAACGCTCGGCCGAATTCTGGAAGAAAATATTAGACATTCACTTAAACGAACAACACGGACGATTTGTCCTACGATTTACTGACGCCACCACAATGGCGCTGGCCGTCGGGATTAGTATGGAAATGATTCCGCAATGGATCCCCGGCGCCGGATTATCGTTTTCGCTCATCGAACCATGGAAAATACACCGCGATCCTGATGCCACCTCCCGCGATCCGCAAAGCGGTTTATACTGGATACATCAAGAATGGCTGGATTGGCACGTTTTAAAGGCAGGGCAAGAATCCGGAAAATATTTCGATGTCGCACGAGTCAAAGAAAACGAACAAGCCATGCCGAATAACCCCTGGCTAACACAGGAAGCCATCTCCGCTCGCAAGGGCATGATCTGGGAACGATCACAATATCGCCCCATGATACTAACATCCGAATTCTGGGGAACGGTTTTGTCGCCCAAGGGCGAAATGTTACTGCCTAATGCCCGCTTTACCTCTGCTGCCGGCAGGATTATTGAAAAGCCAACCGCCGTAACCTACAAAATGCTGCGCTGGCCCGGATCTGCTTTTTCACCCATGCCGGATTTATTAAAGTTTAATGGCCGTGGATTGCTCGAAGGTGTTTTAAGCCTTTGGGAAAGCATGTGCAATCTCTTGTGTATGCACCAGGATAATTTACAATGGATAGTAAATCCCATGAGCGAGATCAATGTTGACGCGCTGGTTGATCCAGCCGATACCGAAACATGGCCAGGCAAAGAATATCTGGTGCGTGAAACAGTTGCCGGGCAACAAGCCGTCCGCAGTGTTCTGCGCCGCAGCCAGACCAATGATGTTTTGGCCAATATGCAATATCATGATCAGAATTATCAGCGCGGCAGTTTTGTCAGCGATGCTGTCCAGGGATTACCCGGATACCGCAAAGACATGACCTATCGCGAAGCCTCGATGAATCTTGACCAGGCATTAGGAGTTTACTCCCTGATGGGAGAAAATATTGAATCCGGCGCCATTTATGCCATTACCGCCGCTGCCGAATTCATCTCCAAATACGCCACATACCAGGATTATTCAACAGTGTTTACCCCGGAAGAACTTGAACACCTGGGCATTACTCCTGATACTGATCCGAATAGCACCAATGGCGTTGCCGGAGTACCGCCACTGGATGGCTCTTTCCATATATCCGGCATCCAGGCATTGATGAAAGAAAACGAAGCCCTGGTTAATATTGAGAAGTTTATTATCCCACTTTCAATGAATCCCATGTACGCGAAATATCTACGGCCATACAAAACATTGAAATCTATTGAGCTGCGAACGAACCTGCGGGATGAAGAAATCATCGTGGATGAAGAAACTGCGTTACAAATAGACGAGACGGAAAAAATGATGGCGGCAAAGTTAAAAGAAGAACAGGCGAAAGCGGCAGCGTTGGCAGAAGAAAAGGCGAAAGCGGAAGCACTGGCGCAGGAGCAAGAACAGAGCATGGCCAAGGCACACAGCATCGCCGATTTGGCCGGCAAAATAGATAAAGTAACGGCCAAAGAGCAAATAATGAAAGAAGGCGGCACACCGCAGGGAGAATTAGCACAATGAAATCAGGCGCGGATATTGACATTGTAACAGGGAAGCCAATCGAGCAGGTAACTTCCACACGTGAATCGGAAAGACTTGCCCGCGATGAAGAGATATTAAAAGCCAAAGCGGAATTTATGGGCATGACCACAAGCCCGGATGGGAAAAAACTAATTGCCCTGGTGCAGTCGCGTTTGCATACGCGCATTGAAGCCTTGGTCATTAGCGATCCAGAAGCCCATTGTCTAATAAATTTACTAACCGATCTGGGCATTAAAGAGAATGAAGCAAAGAAAGCGGCGGAACGTTTGACCGCGCAGAAGATTAGAAAAACAGACTGAAGCTGTTTAGGCTGAAGGCTGAAGCAATATTTAGAAACCTTTCCTGATCAGAAAGGTATAGCAAAAAAAGAGGCGTATGTCGGCAGCCGACCCGACGTATTGCCTCTTTTTTGCGTTTGAAGATATCCAACGCCCTTTGGCGTTAGAAATATCCGGCCCCGGAATTTCCGGACTACGCCGGCAAGAAAGGAAGATTATATTTATGCCAGAAACAGCAGCAGCACAAGCGCAGACTACGCCTGATCTGGATGCCATTATGCAGGAAGGGCTTCAGCAGTTCGATGTTACACCTGAACCGCCGGCAGCCGAACCTAAAGATGACAAACAGCCAAGCCCTGACGCAACGGCCAAAGCACCAGCAGCACCCGCTAAAGATTCTTCCCCTGCGCCGGCTCCTGACGCAAAACGTTTTACTGATCAGGAAGAAGCGGAAAAGGGTTACAGGAATCTATTTGCGGAATTTACCCGCGTATCCCAGAAGAATAAAGAATTAACCGGGATACTCACCGCGCAACAACAAACCGAACAGCAGCAAAAAGTAGAGGAAAAAGCCACACAAGATTTTGAGACGTTCGCCACGGAACGCCGCACCAAACTCTTAGATGAGATAGATGCGCTGGATCCGGATTCGGCAGATTACCGCAAGCAAGTTGCTTCCGCCCAGGCCCGCACGGACCGGGATATACTGCAAGCCAGCATGAAATATGCCTCCATTGCCAGTCTCCCGACTACTCCGGCGATTACGCCCGCCCCGGCAGCACCAGCACCATCCGGTAACGAACCCTCAACCGACCAGATCACCGCGTATGTGCGGGAGGCAATCACCGCTCCCGAAATCGGGCTTGCCGCCGACGATATTCTTTTTTGGAATTACGCCGCCCAGGCCCCGGATAAAGACGTTAACGGAAAGAGCATCCCACTAGATGAGCAAATTCGATGGGCTGTTGAACAAACTCAATCATATCACGCAAAGATTAATCCGAACGATAAAAGTAAGGAAATATCAGATGCGGCAAAAACCGCCGCCGCCAACTCGCGCCGAGAAATGCCAATAGGCCGAGCGTCCTCCGGGGCGCCTCCGCCAAGCGCCGGGGATGAAAATACACCCGTCAGCCTTAACGACGCGATCGATTCGGCTAATAATTTGCGGAGATTATAACCGATTAAAGGAGACTTAAGATCATGGGAAGAACATTTACCTGGGCATACGATGCCACAACCGGAACCTATAAAAGCCATGCCATGTCCGGCGAACTGCTGAAACTGGCGGCTTTAAAATTAAAGATCGTGCCTTTTACCAAAAAGATTAACAGTTTTGGTAAAGGCATGGGCGAGACAATCACCCTACCCTATTACAAGGCCGCAGCCGAGCCGACATCGGCAGTGCTGGAAGAAGCAACCCGCATCCCGATTGACCAGCTGCAGATGGGCGTCTACACCATCACCATCAAAGAATGGGGCCGTGGTGTAGAATTCACCTCTCTGGCCAAAGACCTCTCCGCGCTTGATCCTGATTCCGGCGCACAGAAGATGCTCAAAGACCAGATGAATTTGAGCATGGATAGCGGCGCAGCTGATGCTTTCACCGGCACCAACGCTAAGGTCTGCTTTATCCCCACCTCCCTCACGGGCGGCACCTGGGATACAGACGGCACACCCTCCACCGCAGCCACGGTCAACATGACCAAAGATCACCTGGGATGTATTCGTGATTACCTGGCCAATACCCTTCACGCGCCGTTCTATGACAGCGAATGGTATATCGGCCTGTTTGCCACCAAGGCGCTGCGTGGCTTAAAGAACGACCGCATAATACAGGCCTTCAACATGTATTTGCAGAAAGGCGATATTCTGTATCGCGGCGAAGTGGGCTCTGTTGAGCAAATCCGCCTGGTGGAAATCAACCACGAACGCGCCTTATCGGACAGCGTGGGCACCGGATCAGTATTAGGCGAAGGCGTGGTCTTTGGCGAAGATGCCGTAGGCCGCATTGAAGTGGAATACCCGCACCTGCGCGCGGACATGAATTACAAATCAGACTTCGGCCGCAAAAAAGCCGTTGCCTGGTACGGCACCGTCGCCTTTGACGTTCTTTTCCAGAGCGCCACCGACCGCGAATGCCGCATCGTCAAGATCGGATCATTGTAATGAGCCTGTGATCTCCATTTTTATGGAGATCACTAGAGCGAATTATCCCGCTTCGCTACGCTCGCGGGATGAGAAGGCTGAAACAATTAACCCGTCCGGCACAGCCCGGGCGGCCAACACATTAAAAGGAGAAACACTATGTTACAGCAAGGAATTATGTCCCTACCCTATAATCCACTGGCCGTAGGAGACGCAGCCGGTCTCGATCTTGATCAGGCAGCGGGAGATTTCGGGTATTTTATTATACCCATGAAATGCGAAGTTATACTCGCCGGCGGCGTTATCACCGAAGTATGCGGCGGTTCCGCCACACCGGAAGTTGATTTTGACCTGCGCCCCACCGCCTCCTCCGATACCAACCGTGGCGCCGCCGATATCGCTCACCTGGTATGCCTGGCCACCGCAGCCGGTAAAGTCATTTACGATAAAGTTGCCCGTGGCACAGTTTTGCTTCCGGGGCAGGAAGTTGTCGTAGAAATCAAGGTCCGCCCCACAGGTTCAGCCACCGGCCATATGCGCCCGTTCCTGTTGGTTAAGCCACTGGATGAAACCATGGCCAACCTTACCGCGATGGTAGAAACGACATAATGAGCCTGTGATCTCCACTTTTTTTGTGGAGATCACTAGAGCGAATTATCCCGCCTTGGCGGGATAAGAGAGCATAAGTCGTGAAGCGTAAATATATAACTTAACTGCCGTCCGGGATGCCGGACGGCTAAACTCAAAAGAAACGGAGAAAATATTATGGCAGCTTTAGCCTCAACAGACGTGGTCGTCACTGTCAATCCGGGAGACCGGGAAATAGCAGGAGGCGCCGCGTTTAAAAACATTTCTATCGCTTCGATTGTATTCGGTGACGGCTCTTTGACCTATCCCACAAACGGCGTTCCTTTGCCGGCAATCGGAGTATTTGGCTTTCGTAAAGCCATTCAATTTGGCCTGGTCGCCCAGGCACCCGGTGACGGATTTGTTTATAAGTATGACAAAACAAATCACAGCATCAGGGTTTACACCCAGGGTTTAAAAACCGGCGCAACAGGAGCCGGCGGCGAAACCGATACCGGCGCCTTGACGAAAAACTCCGCCGGCGCGGAAGCAACCGTACGCGCCATCAACACCGTAGCCAGCACCACCTATGATCTTGGCCCGATGATTGAGTTACCGGCAGCGATCGCTCTGGCCTCAACCACGCTGCAACTGTTGTTGATTGGAGAGTAAAAGTAGTGAAACGTATCGCGTGAAGCGTATCTCGCAGTCCTGGGCTTACGCTTCACGCTTCACGAATAACGATTAACGAATCAAAGAAAGGGTAGATATATTATGCAAACACTTTACGCAAAAGGACCAGATGGCAATACCATAACCGTACAGGTTCATCGTTCATTTCAGGACATTACCGGCGCGCACATTTTTCATCATGCCAACGGCACTTATGGCTACAAAGATGGCGCACCCGTCCGCAAGGCCGCAGAGTTGGAAGGCCTGCCGCCCGAACATCGCGCACTGGCCTTGGCCTGGTGGAAACGCACAGGAGAGGCCGCAGCGGCCGCTTATTATGGTGCACTCGCTGAAAAAGCCGCCATTCGTGCCGGTGATTTCCAGGAGACACTAGCCAAAGATGAAGCCAGCTCCGCCCTCGACAGCATTCTTTATGCTCGCCGCAGTTTAAATAAGGGCAAAAAAGGCGCAATTTCCGCACCGAAACCGTGGATGGAATATGGTTTTAGTCAGCGTCCCGATTGGTGGGGACAGGCCGCGACGATTAATTTTGCCGATTGCGCATACGAGATGCAGGATCCAATAAGCGAAGAGCCGGTAGGAACGGAAGCCGCAGGCAGCGTAGAAGAGGCATAAAAGCACGGGGTAAGAAATGGAATTGGAAGTCGGGACAACTGACGATGCGGCTTATTTATACGGTGAGGGCGATAACTACGAAGCCGCTATCACCTCGGTTGATGATTTAGTTGCCGCAGCCGACCTGTCCTTACCCAATAACCAGCTATGGGTGTTGATAGGACTAGCTCCACTGGTTGTTTCCACGCAAGCGGCAACGGAGATTAAGGATACAGAAGTTATAGGCAATGGCACGATAGATGATATGGCCGGCTTTTATTGCCACCGGCGCGGCTTTTGCTACAAGCCTTTTGTTTTAGGGGCAGCCGATCCGGACATTGACGATACTTTTGTTTCTGTATCCGGGCTTTTTAGCCTGGGCGCATTTAGCCAGGTTATACCCGGCTTAATCGAGAATACCGATTACGCTATAGTGGCATTTGCCGACAATGAAGGAGATGTGAGCTACGGGGAGGTAGTCATTGTAACAACCGGCCATACACCCGTTACAGACGCGATTCGCCGTTGCCCGTCTTGCCAGGAAATGTTTCTGGAAGACTGGGTAATGTATGAAAACCCGAATCTATGCCCGGCCTGCGGCCTGTCGCTTACGTCGAAACGGCCGATAAATTATTAATGAGCCTGTGGCTTCTGAAAGAAGCCCAAAGCGAATTATCCCGCAAAGGCGGGGAAGGAGAAATAAAATGAGTAAACCACAACCAATCACAGCCGTAGAGAAAAATCCAGAGGATAAAATATCCACCATGTCCTTACGCTTTGGCAAAGACAGCAAGGTAACACCGGATGGATTAAAAGGGATTACCATGGACGAAGAAGTCACGATCGAAGTGAAAGGCAAAGTGACAAGTTTTACTTCGTCTAAAGAACCCTGGAACTCTGGCACAAGTTTGTCTATCGCGATAACTTCATGCGAACTGGTTTCAAAATCAGGAAATGAAGAAACCAGTATGGACGATGCGCTGGAATATGCGGACGAAACAAGGAAGAAGGTTTAATGAGCCTGCTGTTTCCGAAACGCAGTGTACGGAAACAGCTAGAGCGAATTATCCCCGAAGCGAAGCGGAGCGGGATAAAAGAAATGGAAGTCAATGCGCTGCGCTTTTAAAATTTGGAGCTCATTATGAACGGCAAAAAGTTAACACAGGAATTTCTGGATTTTATTGACACCAAAGGAACTTCGATTAATTACGCACCACAGCGCCGAATCTATGAATGCCTGGATATGGCCGCCGGTATTTACTGCCGTGATACCCGCTCACTACATAACACTATTTCCCTAGCTACTGTCGCCGCCCAGCAGAACTATAATCTCCCACTGGATTTTATTGATCTGTATTTGCAAGACGCAAGTGGAAACTTCTTTATTAAATATTACAATGGTTCAAACTATAGCTGGCCTGTACTTGCGCCTTATGAATTCCTTTACCGGCAGAACCTTACCGACAATGCCGATTGCCCGGCTTATTTTTCTCTGATTGATTGCCCTACGCAACCAACACTGATTACCGGCACAGCCACAGCCGCAGGCGCAGCCGCAAATGGCCGTTGCGTTCTTACGGATAGCACTAAACATTTTTTAACAACCGATCTAGTCTATCCCCGCGATACTATCTACAACACCAACGATGATTCCCTGGGTATAATATTGGCGGTAATTGACGATACTCATCTTTACACCGCCCTTTTTGATGGTACCGGCAATGACTGGACAAACGCCGATGCTTATACAATTACACCAGGCATTAAAAAAACATTGGTTTTACCCGCGCCATCACTCACTGCTGGGCATATTATTAATGTTTCTTACGTTTGTATGCCCAACCCTGTATTCTGGGATTTTGCCCAGTGGAATTTCCCAGAACGCACCTGCCGCGCTATTGCCTCCGGTGCCGCCTCGATCTTCAAAATTAGCAAGACAGAATACAGGGAATCACAATCACTAGGCAGTCTCTTTGCCGCGGAGATTAAGCAATACAAAACCGAAATAGGCCGGCAGAAATTACAACAAGGGCCATCGAGCAGACGGGAGAGAATGTAATGAGACCCAATTTTCAGAAACGAAGTGCACTGAAAATTGATGGTCGAATTATCCCCGAAGCGCAGCGTAGCGGGATAATAAATAGCCAGAAAAAGGAGTTTTAAAATTGTCATCGGAAGAAACCAAACGACCGCAACAGCCTTTTGATTTTCGTGGCACCTGGATGCCCGGCCCTGATCCTTTGTTGATTGGCGGGAAGAACTTTGCCAGCCTGGGCAATATGGTACCTGATCCTAACGGGCTATCTGGTTGTTTAGGGTATAGTAAAATAACGACCAATCCACTTACCACATTATACCAGCACGCCCGATCAGGCATTCAACTACGGTCAAAAGATTCATTACTGTCTGGCATATTTGTTCAAGCGGAAAATACCGCCGGTACCGCCTCGGCCATATTGCAACAACTGTCCACAAGCGCGGGAGAAGATATTCCCTTAACTAATGATTTCGAAACAACGCCACTACACATTGACGCAGCAGGCGCTGGCCTGGGCCGCTTTTCACCATGGCCGAATAACTCTATTGCCTATTGTAATGGCGTAGAATCTCTTGTTTATGCCGGCCCGGAAACCTCGCCGGCCAAATTCGTGGTAGCCGACGCGCCCATGACCAATGTTTTAACCAACCCCATAGATTACACAACGGCCATTATTAATAATTTACAAACAGCCGGTAATGTCGTGCGCTTATCTGCCGGCCCTGATCTATATACCAAAGTATTTTTGTTATTTGACGATCAACCGAATCTAAGTACAACCTTCACCGATTCCAGTTACACCGGCGGCGGTCGGACCGTCCATACCTTTACCGCTCGCGGCACGGCCAAGATCAGCACATCTTATCAGAAATTCGGCAACGGCTGCGGCTTGTTTAACGGCACAGCAGATTATATCGACGCACCGGACTCCGCCGATTTTTATTTAGGCGCTGATCCTTTTACGCTGGATTTTCAAATAAGATTTACCAGCGTCGCTGGCAATCAGGGTCTATGTGGTCAGTATCAGGATGCAAATAATTACTGGCTGTTAGAATTCAGGGCACCATCCACATGGAATCTGCGTGTTAAAGACGCAGGAGCAGCCACAACATTGACTTTTTCCATGACGCCGGTCATTAATACTTATTATCATTTTTGCCTGCAAACTATCGCGACATTAAACAAGACGGTTATTTACATCAATGGCGTGGCTAAAGTGCCCGCCAGTTCATGGATAACCTTTCCGGATATTACCGGCACGTTAGAAATAGGACGCATCCGCGATGGCAGCGTTACTTATTATTTCAATGGCCGGATTGACGGCTTTCGTTTATCCCCCGGTACTACGCGCTGGCCATCACCTACCACTTTTACTCCGCCCACTACCGCAGGGCGCACAACCGGCCAGATATGGGCGGTATTTACCACACGCCCAATCCAGGCAATGAAATATTATTTAAGCAACATTAACAGCGTCGCCGGTGCAACGATATCCGCACTGTGCTGGGACGGAGTCAATTATATCACCGTGGACATTACCGACGGTACAGCGGGGATGAGAACAAACGGTGGAGTTATTTCCTTTGCATCAACAGTTGGTATTGCCGCACCCAAACTATTAGATGGCAGTTATTATTATGTCTATCAGCTGGCTATGAGTGATGGCGAGGCGGAAGTTTACCGAATTACCGTGGATGCACCAATTCAACCAGTCCTTGACCTTTGGGATGGAGTCTTACGCCCGGCAATACAATGCCGGTATTATCATGGCAGTGTCTGGATTGACGCAACCATGAACGTGATTGAAGAAACAGCCGCTGGTGTTACCGGCGATGCCGCTTATGTCGCGGACGTTAGCGCACTGACCTCGTCGGAATATATTGATCTGGCCACATCCGAAAAAGCCTGCGCGTTTAAAATTACCATGTATGAGCGCGAAACAGGCAAAGTCAACACCAATACTGTCACCTTGACCCCGTATTACTGGAATGGCGCCGCTTATGTCGCGCCACAGGGACAAGTTGACGGTACTTCGGCCAGCAGTAAGACACTGGCGCAATCCGGCTATATAACATGGACGCCGCCTGCCATCGGTAGTGAATTTGAGAAAACGGAACGCGGGGAAACTTTCTGGCGCTACCGCCTCATCCCCAGCGCTACGCTATCCGCCGCAGTCTGGATCGATAAAATTGAAGTCGTTAGCGCGCCGCAGTTAGAAAACCGTGGCTATAAGTTCCCCTTTATGTTTCAAAACCGGGCGATGCTTTGTAACCTGCAATCAACCGCCGAAGGCAATCGCGTGGATTTCGCCCTGACCAATTCTACCGAAGGCTGGAATGGATCGGAATCCAGTTCCGGCAATGGCAAATCCGCCCTTTATATCGGCGGCCCGGAAGAATTAATCTGCGCTTGCGAAATATATAATCGTTTGAATTCCTCCATCTATACATTCGGCCTTTTCTTTAAGGCTTATCACTCTTATATACTTAATGGTTATGATTTTGACACCTATAAAGATTACCCACTATCGGCCAAAATAGGCTGCCCTGCCCCACTGACGCTCGATACCTACCAGGTGTTTACATCTAAGGAACAACAAAGTTCGCGGAGCATTGCCGTCTGGCTTTCTTTCCAAGGGCCGTATATGTTTGACGCCGGTGGCCTGACGCCCATCCCTGGCATCGAATGTTACTTTGATAAAACGGATGATCGTTGCATTAACTTTGCCGCCATCGAAACGGCACGC